AGATGTGGAAGATAAAAACATGAATCAAGAAAAACATTCAATAACTGATAAATGGTTTAAAACTCCATCATGGAAAAGAGTTTATGATTGAACATCAATATGCGTTTCATACCATTGATAGCAAGGGATAAGCCAAATTATTGAGCAGAACGCGAGAGGAAGTGCGATACCTTGATAGTAATACAAAGGGTCATCCGTGAAGAGGTAAAGAAAACTCAAGACTAATGGTTGATTAACTAGCCATCCGAAAAATGGCCGCAGGGCTACCTTGAAAGTGAGTAGCATACCTGCCCGCCGCCCCTTTGTAATACTTAAGAAACTTTCTTTAAGGAATGTACGTTAGGACTTTACATGCCCGATTCATTTGACATAGCATGGAATATTGTAAAATACGGAGATGAAGATCTTGATCCCGGCCAACTTGATGCTTATAATTCATATCAAAGAAGGCGAAACAACCCTGATGGAGAAGGCGGTAATAGACAAGATGGAGATGTAGACTTAACTTCTGACCAAGTTAGAGGCTCATCAACAATGCATCCTGATTTTAAGAACTTTGCAGAGACTATGTATGGAAATTCTGATGATCCATATGAAAACGCCACAGATGATGATTTCAAAGGTTTTAATGATGAAATGAGAAACCGAAAAGGGATGAGAGCAGTAGATGCAGGTTCAGATGATTGGACACCCGCACAACTCAGAGGTTCATCAACAGAAGGCCCGAATTTCTCAAGATATATGAATCGAAAGAAATTAGCGAGTGGTAATTCTCCAAATATGCGCGGTTTTATGACTTAATCTCCTTTTTAAAACCCAAATTTCTTTAACGATTGATTCTTAGGTAGTTGTATGAGCGATGCTTTTGGTTATGCATGGCGGATTACAAAAGAATATGATTTAGATGATATTCCAGAGGAAAACAAAAATGGCAATTGTTATCAATGCGCCGCAAATCACGTTATGGGCAATTCTAAAACTCATACTCTTGCACATACGATGGTTTCTGGACAGGGAGCCATAAGAGGGAAGAGATATGGTCATGCATTTACATTATACAATCATCCTGAAACAGGAGATGAAATGGTACACGATCCCAATCCCAAGTTAAACAATGGTAAAGGAATAGATATGGATGCAAGAGCGTATTTTGCTTTAGGAAATATTAATCCTGATGAGGTAAAGCGATATACTTATGAGGAAATGGGTAGAAAATTAATTGATACTGAACAATGGGGGCCATGGGATGAATAATTATTCATATTGCCCTAGTTGTGGTAATGCTTTAGGTAATTTAAAAGTCATAGATGGTTCATGTTGTAGGATAATAGGTGATTTGGATGACCGCATTTGACCGAGCATGGGATTTGCTCAAGAGGAAACTGCCCGACCCCCCCGCAGAAAAGCCCCCGCCATGCCCTTATTGTGGGAATACAGAAACACAATGGAGAATGGATCAATTATCATCTCTCAGTTGGCGATTGAATATGACCGATACCGTCCCCTATTACAGCGTTTGGTGTAAGAATTGGTTTGCAGACCCCGAAAAAGGAGAAGATAGTGGCTGTGAGTTGCTTTCACACGCTGATGAGTATGCTGAAATGCAAATTAAAGATACATGGATGAACGCATTTGATCCTAATCGAGAGATACGAGGGGATGAAGGAGTATGACATCATTTGACCGAGCATGGGATTTGGCGAAGATGCCCATTTACGATACTGATTATCCCGGCATTCGTTTTGTGTCTTATGTGGGTAATGAAACAGATGACGAAGGACACACAAGACATTCATACGGGTCTTCTAAGAAGTTTGGAGATGCGGTGACTGAAAGTAGGCCCGGTTATGGCATTGAAATGATGCGGCCATCTGAGTATTTGAGGGCGGTTGGTTGGCCGGGTGGCAAATTCACAAGACGTAGTGGTGAAGGCGGGCCGTTGCGAACACCAAGAGAAGCGGGTGATTTTCACTATCGTGATTTAATGGATAGGGCGCAAGCCGGAGAGGACATTGTTTTCGGTATGCCCTACATCAATTTCCTGATAGATGGAACAGCCCGTAGGGGTACGCAAGACGGCAGACATAGAATGTCTGAGTTATTGGCACGAGGGGATAGAAAAGTCCCTGTTGTGGCCGAGAGGGACGCGAATCTGCCACATTATTGCCCTGAAAATTGCCCTTGTGGCAAACCGGGTCGTGGTGTGCATAACCAATCACCGGAGTGGTAATTATGACAGCATTTGACCGAGCGTGGGATTTAGTGAAGATGCCTCTATGGACTGAATCAGGAACTACTGCTGACTATGAGCCTGAAGATTATACAGATGATGAACGAGGATTAACACATACGCCGGGTTCGATACACCAAAGATTTAGTCTTGTGCCGAAAATTGAAATGATTGAATCTCCTCTTCCTCATCGTTATTGGGAGTCAAAAGACAAGGATGCTAGAGGGTACGCGGTTTTACAAGAAGGCGATGCTCCCAATGACCCGATAGAACCTTATCACCAAATTTCTAATTTTGAATTAGGAGAGGACATACGAGGAACAGGTCAAGCACGAAATAGACTTTTAGAGATGATTGCAGAGTTGAGAGAACATGATTCCAAAGCAACCAGTTCCCATGTAACTCATAGTGAGAGGAACACGGCTGACTTTTGGGATAAATTAGTAGATGAGGGGTTAATAGATAGTGCATCTACCAAGCCATACGTTACAAGAACTCCTGATGGCAAAATCATACCATACATCAATAGGAGAGATTAGAATGACCGCCTTTGAAAAAGCGTGGGGTTTGCTCAAGGGTACTCGACAAATTGAGTATGATGCATTTTTCAATCCAGCGAATGTATCTGAAGATGTAATGGGGTTGAGTGCTAATATGACAAGAGAACAAATTATTAAACCCGGCCCTATGCCCGGTTTTGTGTTTTTTTACGATATCCAAACAGGTGATGAAAAATTAATGTCCGAATCTGAAGCAGAAAAAATATGGCCTAGTCATATAGATAGTAAAAGTTACTTAGGCCCTACTAAAAATGGATTAAGTACGTTTGCTGATGATGCTTTGTCTGAAAAAGACCCCCATTTTGATGAACAAAAAACAATAGATAGATTTACAAGAAAACGTATAGCACCATTAATGGCTCACGAAATAGGTCATACATTAGATAGTCAATTTGGGGAAGGCTCTGAGGCACAACAAGAAATGCCAGCACATATTTTAGAGCAAGCAACAAGAGATGTTCTCAATGATGCACCCTTTCGACCAATCATACCGATAGCGAATCGACATACTTCTAACAGAAATCTTACTGGTGACTACAACCCGAATTATGAATACAAGCCTACTGATGATACTATAATTTCAGGCGAACCAATGGCCTTCGACCAAGCGTGGGATTTGGCGAAGATGCCGTTTCATGGTACAAGCGATAAGGATTGGGATAAAATTGTTGAGAGTGGCGGGATGAGGCCGAACACCTTCGCCGCAGGTTACAAAGGAGAATACCCATTTGATGAAGATATTAAGACAACTGAAGAAGAGGCTATGGAAGATGCGTGGAAATATGCTATTGGCAATGTCCTAGAATCCGGCAAGGGTACACCTCACCTTCTTTACATAAATCCCAATCATCGTGATGTGTATTTAGAACCGGATGAAAGAGAGGGACATGCATTTAAGCCATTACCGGGCGACCCTCCATCTCCAAACCATTATTCATCTAAATTAAATAATTTAGGAGAAATAGGACATGTAATTTCACCATTTTCTATACCACTTGAGGCAATTGAACCTGTTCTTGAAGGCGACCCTTATGATGAAAATGATGATTGGGAAGATGAGTGGTATGAAAGGCAAATTGATATGTTAAGGGAGGTATTGTATTGACCGCATTTGAACAAGCGTGGGAATTGGTGAAGGCAGATGATCCTCTTGTTTATCGAGGCGAGGGACATAGTTTTGTTAGGCAAGATAGTGATTTCCGAAAATGGCTTAGAGGAAACAATTGGCCCGTTGATGATGATTTTGCACAAGTACCATTTAGTGAGCAATTGAAAATACTTTCAATATACAGAAATCTACAACGGAATGACCCTGATTCTGAAATGAATGATGATGAGTTTGTTGATAATGACTCATTTAACTCACCTGTTGTTGATAATATCGAATCTATCCTTGGGATGGTTGGTTTGGATGGTAAGATAGATCAATGCTATGGGTGTGGTTTAGAGGGCGATTTGAGAACATTTACTCAAAGAAGTTCAACAGGTAGGCTTGAACGTAGATGTCCATCTTGCGGTTCGTATGAAGTTCATGGTAAGGAGGCATACAAATGACCGCATTTGACCGAGCATGGTTGGTGGTCAAAGCCCCCATTGATGTTTATTCAGATCGTGGACGGGTGAGAGAAATTACCGATGATGAAATGTTGTATAGTGGTGGTGATTTTAGAGATGAATCACGCTATTATTCAGACGATTTGGATATTGCTTTGCATTATGCTTTGTATGGTTCAGCCGTTCCTTATTCCGATAGGGGCGGGCGAAGAAATACCGAAGGAAAACCAATACCATCAATGCGAAGAACAATACCAAGCATTAGTGTGATTGACCCAAGAGATTACCCAGAAGATGATAGAGGTATAATGCAAGAAGATCCTTTCAGCCCCGGAATAGGGGTGATGGATGATGAATATAGCGGGAATAAATTATCGCATGATAAAGTCATTGAATTATTACAAGAACACATCAATGAAGGCAGATACAAAAATATTTTGGGTGGAACAACAGGAGAGTTATTCAATGATGAAGAAAGAGGGAAACACGCAAATGACGCTTTAAGCCGTTTGATTGCATATAATAAGAATGAATCACTTGAAAGGTGGAATCCGAATCCACCGAGTTATGAAATGGGTGATGATGTATTTAGAACCGCCGACTATGACGATTTCATAGAAACACTTGGGCATGATGATTCAATGCCGGATATACTCGGAGAGTGGAATGATTTAGAAGATTGGCAACGAAAAGCGGCGATTGAGGCGGGATATAGCGAGGATGATTGGATATGACCGCTTTTGACCAAGCGTGGGCGGTAGTGAAGATGCCTATATATCATGGAACATCAACAAAACATTTGCCGGGTATATTGCGAGAAGGTTTGAAACCAACTTCAACCATGCCTGATCCTCATGTCCGACAATTGATAGACGATCAAGGTTATGATGAAAATGATGATGAATTATGGAATAGACTTTATGTTTATGGAGTAGGAGATAAGTTGATGACTCCTGCTAAATATTCGGTAATGGCTTCTTCAAGTGGGGATAAATTATATGGGGAGTATGGAGATAAAAAGGAACAAGATAGAACATTTGATCCAAAAAATCTTCCTTTGATTCTTGAGATGCCTTATGATAGTGCAGATTGGTATGATGATGAAATTGGTCAAAGTGGGTTTGGCGATGGTAATTGGATGATGTCTGAAACAGGCGTTTCTCCTAAAAACTTGAAAGTTTTTGCTCAGGCAAAACCTGATATGACCGTTGGGCAATATTTAGAAATGATTCGTAATAAAAGTAAAAAAATGAAATATGATGAAGATGAGTTCTGATTCTTTTAATCAAGCGTGGGAATTAAATTGCCCAAATACTAAAATACAAAAGAACGGAGAGTATTTGCAATGGAGGCGTTCAGCAAGGCTTGGGATTTTATAAAATACTCAAAACTACCTCACTGTCCTCATTGTAAAGGTAATTTAGCATTAGCAAGAGGTGAAAAATCTAAATATTGTACTTCTAAGTCATGCCAAGATAAAAATCCCGTAAATCCATATTATAAATATCCCGGTAATTCTGATAGGAGGTTTTGATTAAGATGAATTCTTTTAATCATATTTGGAACATAACTAAAGAGTTTGAACGGAACGAACCCAAATTTTACGAATACTGGCCTTCAGATATGTCGGAAAAGAATCCACAAAATACACAAGAGCAGGTTCCCGATGAGTATCTAGGTGATGATTTAGGGCTAAACACCGGAGGTAATAGTGGAGATTGTTGTGAAAAATTAAAGAGAGGTTTTGCTGATTTAATGTCTGAATATCTAAACCCAGAGGCTATGGAAGGGTTTATTGCGACTGATTGTGAAGATATAATTGAATCTTATAATAAAAATTTGAAACCCAATTTAGAAATGGGATCAGCACATAAACACATACAACTCCTTCTTGAAAACATGGATGAATTAATTGAAGAATACAATTCATGTTTACGAGGTAATTTTGATAATGTTGAATTCGATGATAACTTTTTAGCATCGGAGGATTCCTTTGAAGATGCTTGGAATTTAACTAAACAAAGCCAATCAGACTGTACTATTTGTGGTAAATCACTTACATTCCCTGACCCTCATGATAAATCCAATGTACTATCTGGTTCAGATAAACATCTTGGATGCGTTCAACATGCAAGAAATAAATTAAAAAAAGAAGATCCATGTTGGGATGGATATAAACAAATAGGTATGAAAAAAAAGAACGGCAAAAAAGTTCCTAACTGTGTACCTTCAGTAAAAAAATCTGCTTGTGAATGTGATACATGTAATACATTGGTAAAGGCATTACTTTCTAAAAAGAGTGACAAGCCTTTTCATGGCTATAATCCTAACAAACACAGTCGTGAAGGAGGATTGAATGCTAAAGGTAGAGCAAAAGCAAAAAGGGAAACAGGGGCTAATCTAAAACCTCCTGTAACTGAAAAGCCATCTTCTTTGAAGCCGGGAAGTAAAAAGGCAAACCGCAGGAAGTCATTTTGTGCCAGAATGGGAGGAGTAAAAGGGCCAACAAGCAAAGAAGGCAAATTAACTCCCAAGGGCGCATCATTAAAAAGATGGAATTGCTAAAAAAACGGTGCTTTTTCCACACCACTTAATAACAATTGTCTGAAATAAGGTAATTAGCGGGGAATTTTAATGGAAGAAGATAGAGTATATCATAATAGTAATTCTAGTTGGATAAAAAAAATTATGGAAGAAGCGTTTGGAGGTTGGGATGAATGAGGGTAGATTCAGATGGCTATAACCGATTTTGGTTTTGGTTGGCTAAAAAGATAGGGTTAATAATATGATGGATTGGGATTATTGGGATGCAATCCTAGAAGCAATGGGTGAAAGAATTGAACAAGGTTGATAAATCTTTTTGGAGAATTTCTAATCAATTTTTATTCTGGTTAGCATTACGATAGATAATCAGATAAACAAAGGTAGTTTAGGGACTTACATGGCAGTACCTAATACATTGCAAGATGCAATTGCCATAAGTAGAGATTTAACTGGTAAAAGAAATATTCCTAGTTACATGAAATGGTCAGGAAATAAGAATCATCCTGAATATTTGAGAGGTTATCGAACAGCGTTTAGAAATGCAGGAGGTAATAGACGATATGTTGATCCATTTGCCGGAAGTGCTAGTTTGCCGTTCAATGTTGTTCCGGGCAAAAAAGCGTTGTTAGGTGATTTTGATGAGATGAATATTGGTTTTCATAATGCAGTTAAAGATGGTACAATAGGTAATGAATTAGATTTTTCAAATTTTATGCAAGATGGTGTTATAAATCGAAAAGACTTTTTTGAAAGATTAAGGGGTGGAACGCCAAGCGGGAGGATTTACCCCCCAACTGGAAAAAGACCATATTCTTTAGATGGTAGTTGGCCTCCTAAAAAAAACTCATTGAATTACATAGTAAACGAATTAAATCAGAAAAATATCACTCCTGAATCTAATCTTGGTGCAATAAAAGCATGGGCTAAGATGCAAAATGCAGGGTTTAGAGGAGATGCAAGGTTTAACAAAAAACCCCATAAAGCAAAAGGTGTTAAAAGATGGTATAATATATCTGCCAATGAAGAAAATTATAAGCCCGTCAAAAGAAACTATCAGTCATATCAGCCTTTAATGGAAAACTTTGATTTTATTAATAGGGATGCTTTTGACTTTTTGAATAATGAAGAATTGAATGACAATAAAGATTTTCTAGTGGCTGATTCTCCTTATTGGAAAGAATCAGGTAATTATGATCATGGCTTTGACCATAAAAAGTTAGCAAGAACTTTAGGTTCAATGAAAGATGATGGTATGCCGATAGTAGCAACTAATTCCGCACTTGCAATGCCTTTGTATCAAGATGAAGGTTTTGATACATTTTTGATGAATAGAAGAAACAATTCAGGGGCAAAAAGCACATCGAGAGGAGTCAAACCAGAAATGGTTGCAGTTACGCCCGGTTTAATCTCCGAGCGTGAATGGAAAGGGTCATTAAAAAAATCTATTCAAATGTCTATTTTTGAGCAAGCATGGAATACAATTTTGATATAGAGAATTTATAAAGAATAGGGATGTAGCCTTTTACGTGCCTGACCCATTCATAAATGCTTGGGAAATAGCCAAACATTATTCTGGCCATGTATCGAAAGGTATCGTATTTGGCGGTAAACAAACAAATGATATTAATGAAGTAGATGAGATGATAAGGAATGTAATGATTACAAATCCTAAACATAAACCTCCTTTACCGTGGAAAACTTCGGGTAAAAGAAGAGGTATGCCGTGGAAAAAAATGTATGAAGCAAGAATGGCAGGTAAAGACCCAAGTATCCCCTTTATAGAACAAACTAAAGGATTTAGAGGATCTAATGAAATGCTTCCAACTGTATTAAATTGGCAAGGTGGGAAAACACAGATACAACCCCAAATGAGAGCATTGGCTGAAAAGTTAGGTGTAAGTCATTTAAGACCTGCTGAAGTATTTGGTGGTAGCGGTTCTTTTGTCTTGGGTCAAAACAGGAATAAAGGATTCTTCAATGATTTGAATCCTGATTTGGTAACAACAATGATGCATTTGAAAGATGGCATGAAAGTAAGTAAAATACCTCAAAATCAAGAAGAATTGGAACGTGCAGTTGATACGTTAAATGAATTAAGGTACAGAAGAGATGTTCTTGGTGAAGATTTAGATTATGGTGAGGAACGACAATTAGTTGAATTACTTGTTGGTTCTAATATGCAACATTTTGAAGGTATGTTTAAATACAAAGATTGGGATAAAGAATATCCTAACGCAGTACCAAAAGGATATACTGAAGGATTCATTAAAAGGCCATCTTTTAGAAAACCGGGCAAAGATGTAAAACCGGGCGATAAAAACTTTAGAAGGTTTCCTTTTGATGCAGGTTCAATAGACTTAACAAGATATGCAGATCGTATGAAAAACTATGAAATACATCAAGGTGATTTCAAAGATGCCGCTAATTTACTAGGGAGAGATGATTTATTGTATTTAGACCCGCCATATATTAGTAGAAATATAGATTACGGCGGAACAAAAGAACAGAAAGCAGGAAAAGATTTCGACCAACTTCAAAGAGATGTAATTAGAGTAGGGGAGCAACATGAAGGCCCTTCTATAATATCTAATTATATGTATGGAAAAGATAGTGGGGAGCCGCTTTATGAATATGTTGATTCTTTATTAGATGCAGGTTATGATATACATCCGTGGCTTAGAAAACCAAAGGCAAATAATAAGGCACAAGCCGAATTATTAGCATTAAGGGGTTTCCCTAAACAAGAAAATCTAAATAAATATTCTTAATTTAAGAAAGTGTTATAATTCATTGAATATTAGCAAGTGGCGAGAGTAACATGACTATCGAGAAAGAAAGAGAGTTAGGTACTTGCACCTCTTGTAAAGCGAGAGGTAGAATTTGGTCATCAAAAACTGCTGATGCATATCCATACGATACTGAAAAATTGTGCAAAAAATGTTCTCAACCTAAAATTTTAACTAAGGCTTTTGATATGGCTTGGGATGTTGTTAAGGCAAAGGCGAAATGTCCTGAATGTAAGCGGGTTTTCGATTTAATGAATGAAAAAGATGCCCAAGAGTGGTATCATGGGCATGATTGTGAGGCATGATTATGACCGCATTCGACAAGGCTTGGGGTATTGTAAAGGCTACACCATGCAGAAAATGTGGCAAACCTTGTGACTTTGGAATGCGAGGAGATGGCCCTGCAAAACAAGTAGATGAAGGCGATGAATTAGTCCCTTACTGCGGAAATTGTGATTAAGATGGGTGATAACACACATGAATGCACCGTAGGTGGAAATGCTTACGCAGTTATGTGGGAAGGAAAAGACGATGACAATGGTGGTTTAATCTATGGAATCGAATACATGGATGGTGAGGAAGTTTCCGATGTTGAGTGGTTTAAGACGAGTGATGAAAGAGATGCTGAACTTAAACAATACATATCCGATGCAGGGTGCGAAGGAATAATGAAACCAATTGATTTCAGTAAATCTGATGACCGATTATTCAACAAGGCTTGGAGTGTCGTGAAAGGCGATGATTTTGAGCGAAAGCAGTTTGATGCCAAGATGCATAAAGGTGGCAAGAAACATTCTTGCCCCACCTGCAAACAACCCAAGCGACTGTCAGACGAACAGAAAAAGCGTAGATACCAATGCGATGAATGTGCAGACAAAGAAGAGGGAGCGTATTAGTAATGTCAGCATTCGACAAGGCTTGGAGTGTTGTAAAAAGTAATTCGTGGGAAAATCGTTTGCGTGAATTCGCATCAAAAAATATAAATCAAGAATGGTATGATTCTGAATATGAATTAGGTTCAGAAGAAAAACCTATTATTGGTTACAATTTTGATGATTGGTCTTATGAAATAAGAAATGCAATAGGTATGGCTATGGTTCAGGCATTAGGTGGAGATGAAGAAGATTGGGAAGAATATTCAGAAGAACTTGGAGAAACACTTGAAGAAGAATCATGGAATAGAGCCACAAATGATACGACTAATCCAATAGAAGGTATGGAATATGCCATAAAAATAATTAACCAATTTGTTTCAGATCTTAAATATGAAGGCATGGGGGTATAAACAATGACAGTATTTGACAAGGCTTGGAGTGTTGTAAAAACCGAAGAAGATAATCAATGTGATGGCACAGAAAAGCCGGAGGGATGTGCAGGTGATGGTCAATTAAGTGAAGGAGGAGCATGGGAATGTAGTTCATGTAGCGAATCTTTTTGTTCAGATTGCATAAATCAAGGTCATGTTCCTAAAGAGGATTGGGATTTAGCAGATATGGCACAAGATCATGCAAACCAACCCGGAAGTATGTATGATAATATGTGTAGTGATTGTGAACTTACATTAGCAGAGGAATACATACCTGAGTTTAAGGATCACATGGAAGGAGTTGAAGCGGAACTCCGTGAAGAAGAAATGGAAGGAAAAACAGCACGAGAGGATTTTGATAGAAAGGTAAGTGAGCAACCATTTTTTGGAGATAATAGAGGTAAAAGTTTGTATGCAGATGAAACTCCTCATTTTCATTCTAAGTTTAATCCAGATTGGCAAGATACAATGAAAAGTGAGCCTAAATGCGGCATGTGCGGGTCTAAGGATATGAGCAATTGGACACCTCGCCATACGAGAAGTTGCACTTCTTGTGGGCATGACCCCGGCAATGATAGATGCACTTGTGGTTGTGGTGGTACGGCACCAGATTCAAAAAAGGCATCCAATGACCGAACATTCGATATGGTTTGGGGTATCGTGAAAGAAGCACCTACTGAAGAGTGCAAGGGATGTGGATTAGCACACGGTACACCTAACAGTGAATATTGTTCCGAAATATGTGAAAAACAGAATATGAAGAAATCAGATGACCCATTAGGAGATGCATTGGAAAATGCCAGAAATACTCCTAGAAAAGATTTAAAATTAACAAAACTTCCAAAAGATGTTGCAATAAAATTGAATAGAAGGGTGAAAGATCCTAGCAAAGACCCATTAGTTCAAAGAGCAAAAAAGAATCTTGATGAAGAAAAGGAAGAAAGGAATAAAAGGTAGCATTCATTAACAATTGAATAACTACTTTATATTGCAGGGAGCATTTATTGTTTTATCGCCTCATCTCTATAATACATCCCCAACGCCTCCCTGCACCAAAATTGTTTAGAACTATGGTTTTCATAGAGTAAACATGAGTAGTCACGCTTTCCAACGAGCGTGGGATATTGTTAAAGAATTTAACCGAGACACTATTGAAGAAGAATTAAGAAATTTTAGTGAACAACATAATCCTTTTGAATTTGGATTTTGGGATAAAGAAATACATGGAAAGGAACAAGCAAATAAAAATATTTTAAATGTTGCTAGAACATATGGTTTCAATCCTTCCAAAACCGTGGGCAGAGGTAATGTTGTAGATGCATGGGTAAAAGGGCCGGGTTCAAAAAAAGTCCAAAATCATTTAAAAAATGAAATTAGGCCGGGTATTGCTAAGTTTGGTACAAAGATTAGGCCAATAGTTGATTGGCAATTCTTGATGGAAAAAAAGGGCATACCTCGGACGCTATGGAATCAGTATGCACATGAAACAATGGGAGGAATGGGTAATACTTCAAAAACAGGTTCTTCAACGGGATTACCCACATCTGCTTGTCGGATTGGAGATAAAAAGCATTGTGGGACTTGTTATGCGGCTATGGCAGAACATAAAGACAATGTATCAATAAGTAATTGGAGACATATTAGTAAATTAGGAGAAGATCCTATGTTACATGCATCTGCTCAGGCGTTTTTAATGAGAGGGCATTCACCGGAATTTAGAGGGAATTGGTCAGGAGACTATCAAAATGTAGAACATGTTGCTCAAGCGTTATCAATAGCACAATCCACTCCGAATGTTCATCATTGGTTACACACAAAAGAAGTTCCTGATTTAATGAAATACTTAGGGCAGTTTGAAGAGTATTCTGAAGAATGGTATAATGCGATACCTCAAAATGTTACAATGGTATTTTCCCAACCTTATGCTCGTATGGTTGCTAGAGAAGAAGATTCCGGTGGTGGTTTAAGAAGTGATGAAGTATCATCTAAGAATAGTTCATGGATTAAAGCCAACAATTATGCTAATGAAAATAATCCTAACAGGCATCCAAATTTGAAATCTTCAGAAGTCGGAACTGCACCAAGGGAAGGTGCAACTTTATGTCCTACATCATTAAGAGTTAAAGATCCAGAAACTGGTAAAAATATGGGTAACTGTGGAGATTTTAATTGTAGTGCTTGTAGGAATAACGATGGTAAAATAGTACAATATGGGGGCCATCATGGTGGTTTCCCTAATATTAATATGCCAAATAAAGATGGAGTCAGAGAAAGAGCAATGGATTCAAATCAATTAGCACAAGAACAAAAAAAGGCTTTAGCACAAGCAATGCTTTTTAGAGAAAAATCTAAAAATTGGAAATTATAGATTTGCTCTGAAAATAATGCCAACACTCATAACCCTATCAACTCTCACAATATATTAATGGGAAAGCACGTTTCGATTATATTGCGTGATGATTTATGGCATATTATGGAAGAAAGAAGGGGTAGAGAATCTAAATCTTCTTTTCTTAACCATGCTATTGAAACGTATTTCCGTTCCTTAGAGGAGTGATAAAAAATGAGAGGACAGCAAAACCCACAACAAATGCCACCGGGGGGCGCAATGCCGCCATGGGCAAATGATAGCCAAAGGATAGATGTAAATTTGATAGCAATGTTATTGTGGCAAGCATTACTAACAGGTAGTGCAGTTACTATATCGCACATGGGATGGTATCTTCCAGACGCAAATTCAGGAGAAATGGGTTTGCAATATGGATTAATTACTTTTGGATTTTTATGTATTGCTATGGTGTTATTCCAAGTAGGAGGAGTAAGAGACAGTTTAGCAATGAGGGCAGAATTTGCTTCAGATGCTAGATATAACAAATGGTTTAGGAATCAAATGCAATTACAAACCCGTAGGCATCAACAACAACAGCAATACACTGAATATGAAAATCAATATAGTTCTTCAACAGGGCAACAACTTTTTGGCGTACCTAATGATGGAATTACTTCTGAAAATAATGAACGAAATAGTTAGGAGAATTAAGTCTCATGTGGCCATTTAGTACCAAGCAAGAAAGGCAAGCAGAGGCTATGTCTCAGATTCTTGCGGAAAATGCCTATGAACGTAGGATGGAACGGCTTGCCGGATGGGTTCGTACTGCGGTGGCTTTAGTGGGAGGAATTCTTTTGACTTTTCTATCATTATTCCTACTAGACAATATAGGGGATGTAAGTCCCACTCAAGTGTGGGAGTTTATATCCAACAGGTAATGTGGGATATATGAGTTCCACAGTTCTTGCAGGACATATATTACTTGCTTCAGTTAATGCAATTAAAACTGTATATAGAAATTTAAAGCCATTTAAAATTGGAGTTTATGGCCCAAGTATGACAGGTAAGACTACATTAGATCAGTATCTTACTGTACCGGGTGATATTGAGCCTATTCCCTTAAATTTTAGAACCACACATCCGACAATCAATGGTGTTACTCAATTACCTAAAGCACATCGTAAGCAAATAAAATGGAAAAAAGAAAGAATCCCAGTTTCTAGTGCTGACATAGCAGGACAGTCACAATTCAAGAATCTTTGGATTGAAGATATGTATGGTAGAAAAGTTAATATTGTATTTTTTATGGTAGATGAAAGAGTCTTAACGAATCCACAATTCAAATTAGAAGCAGTTGCATCTTTGAAGTATATTGTAGATAATATCACTAGACACGATGTTACTAAGACTTTAAGCCGGAAATCAAAAAAACATTTGAAGAAAGGTTTCAAACCAGATCTTTTTTGTTTCTTAATTAACAAAATGGATGTATGGTGGACTCCTCAAGCGGCTTTTCTTTGGGAACGAGGATTACAACGGGAACATCCTATTGTTGCACCTTTTAGACATGAACTAAGAAGGTTGAGAACAGCAGGAATACGGGCCGAAGTAGAGGCTATTTCTGCTCAACACGGAGTCAATGTAGAGAAAGTTATGATTAAAATGATTGAAACTATTTAGCCTATGATACATTAAAGAGGCTCTTAGTTATGTCAAGGGTATGAACATGTTACCAAGTATGCCTCAAATGTGGGGTGGTGGCATAGTGTTATCAGGTTTAAATGATGCTCAATTATTACAATTATCAAAAGAAACAGGAGTTTCATTTCAACTTTTAAAGTCACAACAAATGGCAGAAATGGCAAGTTCAGGGTCACAAGGAGCATCCGGTGAAAAAACCGAATCATTTGTACCTACTGTTGAAATTAAATTAAAAACAAATCCAAAGAATCCTCGTAAGGCCAGAAAGCAAAATATAAAAATGCTTAGAAAATCATTAAGGCCGCCCAGATATAATTTTGGTTTGTTTAGAGTTTACAGATACAACGCGGCCCATGAGTGTGCGTGTTGTGGAGTGGACATTCGTAGGTTTATCGAAGGAGATAATGCTTACGCTCACATTGTTGATGATGACACTAATATGTCTCTATCTGACATATATTGGTTCGATGAAGATACAGGTAATGCAAAGAAGCCACATGCACGTAGTCATGGAGACATTGGAGATGAATTAAACAGTACACTATGTCCTGCTCACCTACATATATATCATACTCTAAAAAAGATATTAATGGAAGAACAATTAGAAAATGAGGGAATTACTAGGCCAGTTAGTAGAGGGACTAAATTCTTACGAGTAGCAGGGTTGTCTCCATCTAAAGTAAAAAACCGTTCCACTAATGAATCATTAATAAAATACGAGCCATTCTTTCGTATGGTACAACAAGATGTTCAACATCAAAAAGGAATATCTATGAATCAACATCCCAATCCAATAACAGGAGTTGCAGATCTTGTGACTATTACTTTTGATTTAAGGGCATTACAAATTCAAGAATCTATGAAACAGAATGGAATGATAGGAATACCGCCACAGCAACAAGCAATGACATCTCCCGCACCTAATGTAATGGGTGGCGGAAATCAATAATGAGGAATAATAATGGGCTGGTTTAGTAAAAATAATGAAGCACCTACACAACAATTTGGCGCACCTACAAGTTTCGGGGCATCATCTATGGGTGGGTATGGAATGAATAATGGAATGATGAATAACGGAATGATGAATAATGGAATGATGAATAATGGAATGGATCCCATGATGATGCAACAAATGGCACAAAATCCTATGATGCAACAAATGGCTAATGACCCTGTTCAAGCAACAGCACGATTATTACAGTATAATGATCCAGTTGCTTCATTCATACAAACTAATAGTATGGGGATGATGATGGATTTATTTGGTGAAATGATGACCCTTGCATTAAAGGATTTTTTCACAAACATATCATTCTTAACAGATGAAACTGGGAAAATTACTTTAGATACTACTTCATTACCTACTAATTTGATATCACTATCACAAGAAAATATTAGACTAACTATGCAAAGTTTACAATCTGCTTGTATGCAACAAACTCAAATGAACCAACAACAAATAAATATGTTACTTCAGGCACATAATCCAATGATGAATAATATGCAACAACCGGGTTTCTTTGGTAGTATGCTTGGCGGTTTACTTGGGAATCAAATGCAACAACATGGTGGCATGGGCGCACTAGGAACAGCAGGAATGGCGGTGCTTTGATGAGAAGAGATGAATACAAAGAAGAAGATTCAGGAATCAATCCTATGCAGATGGGGGTTGCAATGTTTAGCCCTAATAAAATATTAGTTGAAAGCGCGACTATGATTTTTATTATATCATTCATGTTACTCAATATTGTAGTATTAATTTACAAAGGCCCAGAACTGGGATCTACTGAATCTATGATAGGCGTAATGGCTTTGTTTGTTACCTTCTTGATTGCAGGTAGACAATACGCTTCCTTTCGCTAATGGCCCTTCGTTTCCGAGGGCCGGAGGATATACCTCTCAATATCAACAACCAAGAAAACAATATAGTCCACTTGATATTAATCAGGATGGCAAAGTAAATTTTCAAGATGCAAAAATAGCAATGTCAAACATCAAAAATAAGATGGATGTAGATGGAGATGGCAAAGTAAATTTAAAGGATTTAAAGAAGGTAATTAAAAAAAGCAATAAAGTTTGCGTAGAATGTAATAAACCTTTAACTAAAAAATCAAAATACGGTACGGGAGTTTGCGTAGAATGTTACAGAAACCCCCCAGAACACCTAATTTGTAAAGCAACGGTTGCTTCAGGAAATAGATGTAAACGTAGAATTTCTACTAAATCTAAAGAAGGATATTGCGGAATTCATTTACCTAAGAATGAAAAGACCCAATAATGATGGGACACAGTTGATTTCTTATGGCAGGTCGTAGGACTCGTAATAATTGTCCTTTTTGCCAACATTCAGATAGAGATGATATCGAACATCAAATTCGTGTAGGTACTTTGAAACCTGAAGATATGGATAAGGAAGAAAATTGGGCTAGTGGTACTTCTCATCGTCATATGAGGAGACATTCTGGTGAATACCATAATAATAGTAATGAAGAATGCCCAATTTGCACACATCCTGAAAGAAGCGTTATTGAATCATCTTTGATTGATGGCTTATCTTCAATAGAAGATTTTGCATATGAATTGGAAGTTTCAGAAGAAGTTATATCTATGCATCTTGAAAAACATATCAGACCATTGATTAAAGAAGCCGCTACTTTGGAGATGGTTCCTACTGCTTTAGCAAGTACAAAAGATTCCTTGTTAAGAATTGAAAAGAATATGAATAGATTAGATACTATATTTTCTATGCAATTAGATAGGATTGAATCTCAATTTATTGATGCCCCAGATATGGTATCTCCAAAGGACATAGAATTGGCAGTAAGACTACATCGTGAAGTCAGAGAAACGCTAAGTGAATTAGCAGTATGGATGGACAAAATGGAGGTCATAGATAACAGTCAAACCGTGAATGTTATTACTGTGATACAAGCACATTTTGCTGAGAAGTCACCGGACGAGTGGAGAGTTTTAAGAAATGCATTGGCAAAAGCGGGAGTTCTTGAAGGATGATTAAGATGGATTCTAAATGTTGCTGTGGCGCAGACAAGAGTAATCCTTGTGAATGCATGAAGCAAGAGATAACAGATAGTTGTTCAAGTAAAGAGCCGCAATGTCCTTGTTTTTCATTACTTTCTAAACAAAAATCTACCAAAGTAGAGAAATCAAGTGGGCGTAACACTTCTTTTGACAGGGTATGGAGAATGATAGTATGAAATCCATGGCAGAACTTATGTTAAAAGATACTCCTTATGAACGTATTTTACATGGTAATTTTCCAAAGTCTGAAACGGAATTAATTAAATTATTAGATGGTTTAGATTTTGTTGTAGAAGAATGGCAAGAAGCAATGCTTGAACATAATGTTCCAGATATTGAAATGGTTGCTTCAGAAATACTATGTGGAATTATAGGGTGCAGGTATGCCGTATTAGATTATTGGAGAGGGAGGCATGAAGGATCTCGCAACATTGGATATTTAGAAGCCGTGAAATCTATTCAAGAGTTAAAAAGTACATTTATTAAATTAGCAAAACCATATCTACATACTCCATTTATTTCAAATTGGTATTTGGATTTACCAATAAAAGTTGAAATTTCTTTTAAACACATACAAAGAAGGATGATGGATGAGGGATTAGAAGGAGGTGGAAATAATGGTAATTTACACAAGTGATATAATAAAGACAAGTTCTACTCCTAATGATATAGGTAATTTGTATAGGCCGCGAACACAAGAATTTACCGGAGGCCATAACCCTAGAGAAATGGGTAATATGGGCGACTTAGATGTTAATCCTAATGAAAGTGCAGAAGGACTATCACATCATCAAAGGGGAACTCCTGAAGATAATGAGAGCCTAAAACAAAGAGATGCTAAAGAACGTAGAGAAAAAGCAATGAGAGAATTAATACCCGGATTAAAACATATTTCTTTATCTCCTGAAGATATGGAAAATGGAGCATTAAATAGTTCTCCTAGAATGGAAGATGAAAATAGATTATTAGAAACCGGATTAGGAGTAGATAGAGGTGCTAGTGGTATAGCATTATCTATGGGCGCAAGCGGAGGGCCAGTAAGAAGCGATACGGCGAACATTAGATTCGGAGTACAAGGTGCAGGTTCAGTAAGAACAAGTTCTGAAGTAGTTTATTCTGATTTATTAAAAGGCAAAAAAAGATATAAAGGCCGTAAATATGATGAAGATGAAGAAACCAAAGAAGAGGAAGAATCTGGGCGCAAAAAACGTAGAAGAAAGCGTAAAAGCGAAAGTGGAAAAAGACCTCAAAAAGCAGGTGGAAAAATAAAAGGAGGAAGAGGAAGAGATGTTAAAGGCCGTTCTAAAAGAAGGGCAGGTCAAGTTAGAAGGCACATGATTCTTGATAGGCAAGCATTTGCCCCTAACATCCGTAGTCATGCCGCAAAGCAAATAGGTTCTACCTCTGCTACTCCTTTAAGATTAAGAGATCCTGTTGCATGGGAAAGAAAGAAAGCAAAGGCAAGAATGAATCGTATGGTAGGAAGCATACCTACACAACATACACATCATCAATCATCTGGAACTACTGGACTGTCATCTCATCATGGAAATAAACTTATTAGTCCAATTACATTACCTTCATCTCCTAAATTAGGTACTAAATTAAATTTAACAGGGCAAGACCCATTAGGAACTGCCGACCCATTGAAAATGGAAAAAGCATCTAAGACACTTTCTCGTGCAGAATTAGTTCACCTTAAAGCACAAGTAGAAAGATTAATGCGTAGATTAGAAAAATTAACAAAGGCATCTCCTGTACTTGATGAACATTCAAAAAAAGGTGCATGTGCAAATGAAGCATCTTCGGAACCAACAGGGGGAACAACTGCTCCATCTGCCGCATGGATATTTGAAGATACAACTGCTCAAAACATGACTAGCAAAAGGTGAGTAATATGGCATATTATAATCCTGATGATTTTCGTATATCGAAAAGTTTTGTCACTATGGATATAGATAACTTCATTCAAAGTGCAATGGGTATGCCAGACGCAGAACCCTTACAGACAATGATGACTCATTTTGTAAATAAGAATCATAATTTTAATGATTTTGAAGGCCAACAATCAAATCCATATGAAGAAGAAGCAGTAGAGATGGCAATAAGAAAAGGAGTTATTGATGAGGCAACAGGGAGAATAATACATGCGGGGCCAAATGCGCCGGGTTATGAAAATGCTCGCAAAGAAGCATTGCGTAAAGGAAAGCCTTTGGTAAATCAAGCGGCCAGAAATCAAAATGAATTAAATAAAGGAATTTGGCCTGAAGTGCCTCTTCCATTTATGGAAAATGGTCAAGACGCAAGTAGTTGGCCGTTACATCAAGCATATAGTGATGGTGAATCAGCAACTTTGAAAGAACAGACTAGAGATTTTGAGGGTAGACCAAGAAAGGGGCCAACTGCATTTAATCCATGGAAAAATGGCAAAATTGTAACTAATTTAATGTCCTCTTCAAATACAGATAGGAAGGGAGAAGGCACTTTTCAAGAAGGATGGGCAAGATGGTATCAACATGGAGCAATTAAAGATAATTTAATAGAACAAAGACATTCAAAGGCAGGGAAAGTTATTAATTCCGCAACTTATAGAATCCCTGCTCATTACGTTCATAAAAATGTAATGCACCTCAATGATAGAAACCATACGCAACAGGCTGTAAATTATGTTAAACAATTACAAGAAACATATCCAAATATGTCTCATGATGAAATAAAAAAATCATTATTAAATCAAAACTTTATGTTTGCAAATTCTCATCATTCATTTCATAATTATGATTCAGTACATGGAAGAATTGATAGAAAACTAAGTGATAACAAAGAAATCCGAGATGGAAATGCTCAACCTAATGATGATGATTTAGAGACAGGAAGAGATGCAGAGCCACTTAATAGTATTAGTGCAGACAATTCGATCTTTCATCCCGAATCTAGGATAGGTGAGTTGATAGGAAGAGGAAGGGGAGTATTACCTTTAAGTACCGATAAAATAGATAAGACTTTTAATAGACATATGAAAAAGTATTATGATATGGATGATGAACAAGTTTATCAAATGATAACAGATGTTCTTGCAGGTAGAAAATCAAATGGACATAAATATCGAGGTAGTACCGCAAAAGAACGATTGGCTAATGCGTTATATGAACATGAAATGGATAGGCATGGAGGGAATCTACCTCCTGACCATCATTATACTGGCCCTACAATCCCAGTTGAAGGTAGAGGTTTTACACCTCCTCCAATAGAAAACACAGGAGGTACAGGGACGGCCCCTCCCGACACAAGAGGCAACCCATTGGGAATTCCCGGTAATTTACCTACAATTGATACAGAACATCCTGAATTACCCCGCGTTACGGGAGGTTATGTGCCTCCGGCTACCCTCCCTGTTGCTCGACCTAATATACCCAATATTCATACAGACCCCAATGTTGTTAATGCCCTTCGTAATAAAAATGCAAATATACCATTGAATGTTCGGAGTAATGTTATGGGGCCAAGCGGAGACACTAATTCCTCTAACAGGTCATCCTCTTTTGCGGCTTTGCTTGCAAATCATAGAAGGAATATTTTTCCTAATGCAGGTGTAGGAGATAGTTTCTTAGATAACGAAAATAATTCTAGCACTTTAAAATCTGAGATAGAAGATTATATTGAAGATGTGCAATTGCAATTAGCAAAGACTGTAATAGATGATTTACACAATATAAGGAAGATGGATTTAGATTCTAATTATGATATAACTATATTGGCAAGTCAAATTCAAAGACCTACTAATGATATAATTTCGATATACCATACAAGAGGAGATTGGAGAAATATCGCAAAGTCATTTGGCATTGAACATCGTCATGTGCAATTAATTAAGGTGGCTTTACATGAATAATAATGTCGTATATGATGATATTTTTGCTAAGGCATGGGATATGGCTATCAACAAGGCTATGACTACTCCTGAAGCGGCACGTAGACAAGCAGGAACTAATAGATTTGGGCGGAAAGGTTTAGATTTAGATAGGAAAAAAGGGGTAGATTCAGTTGGAGAAGCCGCTAAATTTGCAGATCGCCTTCCAGATCCTAGTGCTAGTGCTAGTGCCGACCCTCCTGTTGACCCTAATACTAATGCTCAAACCGGGCCTTACAATGATGGGTCTGCATCTAGCCGACTCAAAAATTTAAAAACGACTGGCGGAGAAACTGACGCTGATCCAAGATTAGGGGCGCGAGTTTCAGCAGGAATGCAAAATGCGGCAGGGAAAATAACAGACGTAGTAAACAATGTGTCTGCTAAAGGACAGCAATATGTGCAAGGTGCCAAAGATATGGCTACTGATGCATGGAAAGGAAATCAACTTGATAGTTCAGGAGAAGTTCGTGGGCCGGGACTGAGGGATGCAAAAGATGCAGGTATAGATTATGCCGCATCAAAATTACCGGGTATGAAAGAGGCCGCAAAAACCGGACTCCAAGGTGCAGGAAATTTAGCAAGTGCGGGAGTTAAAGGAGGAGCGCAATTAGGTATGGCCGGAGTTAAAGGAGGAGCGCAATTAGGTATGGCCGGAGTTAAAGGAGGAGCGCAATTAGGTTTCGCCGGAGTTAAAGGAGGAATCAATGCGGCCAAAGGCTTGGCAAACATGACATCTAATACAATAGGCAGTTCACAAGGAGGCTCTCATGTATCAGGTCAGGGCATGATGAATAATGTTAAAAATTTAGCAACGGGACTTATGGAAACAAAAGGCAGAGGAGGAATTGTTAATTCTGCAATAAGAGGTCAAAATAAAAGAGGTGGCATAAAAGATGAAGTTTCAGATGAAATGGCATCAACTCAAAGAGATAACAGGCAAGGCAGAGTTACCGCAGATATGTTCAAAAGGCCGGGAAATCAATCTGTTTCTTTGGAAAATAACCGTGGCGATGCTAATAATCCTGTTGACTCTCTTGAAAATCCCGCTACTACTGCTGTTGACCCTAATGCTATTGCCGTTCCTGCTAATGCCCCTCCTGCTAATACCCCTCCTGCTAATGCCCCTCCTGCTAATGCTACTACTAATGCTCCTGCTAATTCTACTGCCACAGGAGGTGCAGGTTTCGGTGGCGGAGGTGCAGGTTTCGGAAATAGCGCAACTACTCTTCAAGCAGGTAATGCTCCTGCTAATACCCCTCCTGCTGACCCTAATGCGGCAAGAGATCCTGCACGAGATAAAGCAAGAATGCTTCAAGTAGATAATGCCAATGCAAAAGCAAACACGAAAGGAGGGATAGGTACAGGATTATTATCTAACGTGGCGACAATGGGAATGTCAGGCATAGCAAGAGGTGCGTATAATGCAAGTCAAAGAAGTAAAGGAAGGGATGAATTATCAACATTGGCAAAACATGCAGAATTTGTATCTATACGAAGTTCATTACTAAAAAATCAATATGCTAGGCAAGTTACTCCCGGCGATAGAGATGGAAATGGAATATTGGATTCGGAAGAACAGAAAACCACAGTAAAATTAAATCCTGACGGAACGGTTGCATCCAAAGAAACGAAAATTACTCAAAAAACACCATCCAAAGAAGAACCTAAAAAACCACAAGGCGACCCTAATGACATGAGAATGGATGCGGATAAAAATGATGGAAATTTAAATAAAGGTTTTAAAGATGTATTAGGCAAATACAGACAAAAGAGAGCAGAAAAAGAATTGAACAGATTACATGACAGAAGAAAACAAACTCAAAGAGGTTTTGACTTTTTATCTCCTGACCGAATACAATTAACTCCTAAAGAAAAAGAAAGTAACGACTTAGATTTTATAGATAAAAATAGAAAGACATACAATACTGCCGAAGAGGGATTTACTAGGAATTTGGAAAATGAGTTGGGGTCGTCAGTAATAGATAAATTGAAATTAAATCCGCCAAAGATGCACCCTAGACCCTCTCCCGATTCGACTCCTTATTCTGCTGATCATTACATTAATGCACAGAGAAATGTTGGGAGAAGAGGTGTTGATGGTTTTAATCCAGATGATGCTATTCAAAACTCAGAGCCTTGGAATGTAGTAGAAAATCCATTTGCCAATCCGTTTTATAATACAAATGCTTTTTCACTTACAAAGGAACCTAATCACGGAATAAATGAATCTCACACTTTAGTAGATGAGTTCTTGAAGGCAGACATATCTGAACCCGAAGTAAAATTATCCGGTTTTGATACTAATAAGGGCGATGACCTTTCTTTATTGCCCGCATCGGTGTTTGCAAACAATGACGCACCTGTTGCTGATAACATGAGTTTATTGCCAACAGGGTGGAAGCAATGACTCTTTCCGCTAATAATAAAATGATAGAACTCACATCCCAAGTAGATTGGGAAATGGGTAAGCGTGACTTTAAATTCTTTTTTGAAGATATATGTGGTTTCCAATTAGCAAACTTCCATAAAGAATGGTATGAAAATGCTCAAAATAACAATAAGGTATGCGTCATAGCAAGTCGTGACCATGGTAAATCTGTATTCTTCCGAGTATATCTGTTATGGAAAATGGCATATAATCCTAATACAGAAGTATTGTTTTTCAGCCATAGTCAGCATCAGTCAATAGATCATATGGGTAAAATGAATGAATTGATTGAAACAACTCCTGCATTACAACACCTAAAACCTGCAAGAGGTTGGGCAAAGCAATTATTCCGTATGACTAACAAATCTTCTATTCGTGCTATGTCTATTGGCAAAGCGGTGAGGGGCGCGCATCCTGATATAGTGGTACTAGATGATATTCTATCTAGTGAAGCAGATACGCAATTAAAAGCAATATCTACATGGTTTTATACTGCTTTACTTCCGGTTCTTCATCACACAGCGCAAATGTGTGTCGTAGGTACGCCGTTTTCTTTTACCGATTTATATTCAGAATTAAAAAGTCTTGACGGTTATTGCGTAAGAGAATATCCTGCAATTGATGAAGCCACAGGTGAACCTCTTTGGCCTGAACGATGGAATTTAGAAGCACTGAACACAAGAAGAGGTGAAATGACATCTATTGCATTCACTCGTGAATATCTTTGTAAACCAATAGCAAGTGATTCTAGTTTATTTCCTGAAGAGATGCTTGAAAGAGTAAAGGATGAGACATTGGCTTTGACATATTATCCAGAACCGGATGAAGCATTGAATTATTATATTGGTTGGGATCCTGCAATAAGTGCAGATAGAAGGGCAGATTATACTTGCATGATAGTAATAGGCATGAATGAGAATAGACACAAGAGAGTAGTGCATGTTCATCATGAAAAGAATATGGATTTCGGGCAACAGATAGATAAGATAGTAGAATTAAATGCAAGATTTAATCCTGTTATTATAGAACTTGAAACAAACAATTTCGCTATGGCATTTAATCAGGTATTGAAAGAAATAGGAGACTTACCTGTAAAACCATTCAATATGAGTCGCATGAAAAAGGAAGCATTAATTCATACATTGCAATTACATTTTGAAAGGCAACATCTGATGATTCCATACAAAGATGAAGGTGCAACAAGAAGGCACATGAATGCTTTATTAAATGAATTATCTATGTTCACTATGCTAGATAATGGTAAGATGGAAAGCCTTGGTGCCCATGATGACATGGTGATAGCCCTAGCATTATCAGTACAAGCAACTAAAGAATATAGGGAAAATATAATTATCCTAGATGCTCAGACATGGCAAAAGAGGTTGGGGTGGATAGATGGATAAAATATATATTAAGTCAATTATAGGGATAGAAACATTAAGCGATTCGATAAATAAGAATGCGGCTTTGTTAGGTGCGGCAGTTATACCACATGTACTTGAAATGGCTCAAAATAAATTAAAAGACAGTACAAAAGAAGTAGAAGATGCGGAGAAGAATTTAGCCCAAGAAGAGTTAAATGCTCAACAACCACAAAAACAAACTCAAACACCTAAAACTCCCGATATAAGAGATGGTGCAAGTATTGAAGGTGATACTTCAACTAATAGTGGAACAGAGTTACCTACTGGTGCCCCTCTTCCTCCTACTGATCCTAATGCAATTACAAATTCAATGGATAGGAAATGGTTTGTAACCAGTTTTGGAATGTCTGGAAGGGAATTAACTGAAATATTAATAAAAGCATCAGATATTAAAACATTAGATGCAATACAACCATTACTCAAATTAGAAAAGGAAGCGATATTAAATCATTTTAAAGGAGTAGATTCTTCACTATTAAATCAAATACCTCTTACGGATTTAGATTTTGATTCGTTAAATAAAAATTCAGATAGATTAGATTTACCTTTTAGAAGATTTGTAAAATCATGGACTTCATCAAATGAAGAAGGAAAGGTCAAAGCGGAATTATTATGGCGCAATACTTTGGATAAGTCAGAAAGACTATCTAATCGTGAGAAAACAATATTGTTAAAGTGTAAAAGTACAATTATTGAAAGAGGTGCATTAAATGCGCAAACATTACGAAGTTATGGTATTCAAGCAAGTGCCGCAGAAATATCTTCTCTAATCAAATCTCATGGGTTTTTGTATGATATCATGTCCGTGGGTCAATTTAGTAAATCAGTAGGTAGAGGTTTATTTTATGATGTTAAAAGAAACGATGTGTTATTGAAAAATGTAGATAGTTTCTTAGCAGGGCTAATTGATAATCATAGTGTATTTTCTATTGATGCAAGATATAATCCTCGTATCGAATTAAGTTTTTATGCACCTACTGCGCCTTGGTATGCTGACGCATTAAAAAAGGAATTAAATGTTGATAATATACATGCTAAAGGAATAGGATTAGAGATATTAGGGGAAGCGGCGGTTTCAAAGGCATTACAATTAGCATCACCACTCATAACCAAAAAATCTTCCGAAGCGTTCAAAATGATGAAAGCGTTGCGAGGAGATAAAAACGCATTGATTGTTATGGCATATGAAGGAATGAATTCAAAACACCAAATTGCTTTATTAAAGAAATATGATATGTCTGAAGAAGAATTTTTTGAAATTAAAAAGGAGGTTATGATACATGGTTGATGCTAAACGTATGGAGAGATTGTTTACGTCAATAGGCGTAGATATGGAACGCCATACTACTCCTGTACCTTCTATGCCTTTATTTACACAAGGTGTTCAAGAACCTGCTTTACTTCAAGGTATTACAATTCCCGCATTATATGCGGCGGCGTATGAATGTATGGTTTTGCGTTCTATTTTGCAACATCTTTCTGTTGAAACATTTAGAAAAGGTTGGGATTGGAAGGCTAAATTCGTAGTTAAATGTACTACTTGCGATACTGAATATCAACAGCAAGTAGATTCCTGTACTGCGTGTGAAGGAGAAGTAAGAAAAGCGGATAGAGGGCAAATAGAATATGCCGATGTAGTTCTTGATGGTAGAAATCGTATGACTCAGAATTTTATAGATATACTTCGTGAAGTAGAAATGGATTTGAATATTGTAGATGATGCATATATTATACTTACAAAAGAATACTTTGTAGATCCTGCTACTAAAAAACCTTCATTCTTTAGAATAAAAGAAATATCAAGAGCAGACCCTATCTTTATGCGAATCTTATCTGATAAAAGAGGCATAAGAGGAGGGACACAATATACAAGTCTTATTGACCGTTCATATAGGACAAGTGACCCAAAGTCTCTTTGCCCTATATCTGGAATGCCAGTAGTTCCCATTCATTATATGAATCTTGCAGGAGTAGGTAACGGCCAAGTATATACTGAAGGAGAAGTTATTCATATTAGCAAATGGTCGCCATCTAAATTGTATGGTAGAAGTCCTGTTGCTACTATGTGGAGACAAGTTAATACATTAATTGCTATGGATAACTATGTTTATTCTGCATATCAGAAAAGAAGAATGCCTAGAGGTATAATGGTCATTAAATCATCTAACATGGAAACAGTAGAAAAAACTGCTCGTAACATACAAGAACATCTTGAACGTGACCCCAATTATGTTCCTACCATTGGTGTAGAAACTGAATCAGGCAGGGGAGGAATAGAGTATGTCCGTATGATGGACACATTAGAAGAATTACAATATATCCCAATAAAGGATGATATACGTCAGCGTATATCTGCATATTATGGAGTATCAAACGTATTTATGAATGACGTATCAGGAGGAGGATTGAATAATGAAGGTATGCAAATAGTAGTAAGCAATCGTTCAATATCTTATGCTCAATCAATATACAACAGAGTAGTATTCCCATTATTGATGGATGCTTTTGATATTACAGAATGGACATTAACATTGACTCCACATGAAGAGGAAGATGAAATCATGCAACTACGCAGAGATGAAATGGCTATCAGAAACATGATGCAAATGAAGCAATCTGGATATGAAGCGAAACTACGTGACCAAATAGATGACAAGTTCCTAAACTTTGATTTCAGAGAACCTAGTGAAGAAGAGTTAGCCGCTAAAGCACAGGAAGCACAAGCCGCACAAGGAGGGCAACAGGGCGGCGGGGGTGCGCCTCCTCCCCAAGGCGGTGCGCCTCAATGAGTGAAATATTTGAAAAAGCATGGTCTATCACTAAAAATACAAATTATAGCGTCTATAATGCAGATAAAACTACACGAGGAACTGAATTAAAGCCTCTCAAAAAAGTTCCATTTGGTGAACAAGCAAGAGGTAGTAGATCTCCTACTAATGTAAAGCGTCATGAGGGTGCATCAAATAATGGAAAACTAGGCGATAAAAGAGATAAGAATATGGGCGGTAAAGCAATCTCAAATGTAGATAAAAAAATAAAGCAACGCGAGAGAGTATGAAAACCCTCAATAAGGATTGCACTTCTTGACAGCATGAGCGACATGAGTGAAGGTTACGATTTAATATCAAAGATGGATCCTATGGCACGTAGAGCATTGGCATCAGTTCAAGCAATGCAAAAGGCTATTGACCTAAATAATAGAGATGATATAGGTAAGCATTTAGATGATGCAAAGAATGCATTATCAGTATTATCTGGGGATTTAGATTTGCATGATAGATTAAATAAAAAATTACCTGATACAAGTAGTCGCACCGATATTCAATTAGGTGCAATTATCAAACATGACAATACAGAAGGTAATTATAACGCAAATGATGGTGCAATCGCTCTTGGTGTAGTTCGTGCAGGAAGGACAGATAAAGTATATCGCCCACACATAGTATATTGAGGTGATTAAGAATGTCATGGAAAAATACTGGTTCAATTTCAGACCGCTTACGATCTTTAGAATTACGTTCTCATATAATTGCTAAATCAAATGACCCAATGACGGCATCTTATACAACTCAAATACCAATGAATACTCCCGGCCCAAATGGGTTTATAAAAGAAGAAATGGGCATGGCTCCACAACAAGGTGGTGTAGTTCCTGATGAGTTCAAAGGTGCAGGTTTATCTCAAGGCGCACCTTTATCTATGGCATTAAATGGATTAAAAGAAGCATATAGAATTACTGATGCAAAAGTAATGGAAATAAAATCAATACTTGCACAATATGGTAATGAAGGAGTATTATCTACAACCTATCAAGGCTTATTAGATAATATTCATCAATATCATTCTCTAATGGACAAAATGGAACAAGGATTAACTAAACTAATTCAAGATGCTCCAACACAAGCATTAGTCAATAATGACCCTGCTCAATCTGTTAATCAGCAAGGTAATGCAGATATGGTAGCAATGCAAGGAGGAGAACAAGGTATGCCACAAGGTATGCCACAAGGTATGTCACCACAAGGTATGCCACCACAAGGTATGCCACCACAAGGTATGGGGGCCATGGGATGAGTAATTCAGATACAGAAGATGCTATGACTTTAGCAAAAGAATTACTTGAAGAGGCTAAAATTCTTAAAGAAAGGATTGAAAATTTAGAAAGGGAAAATTCTGATTTAAGAAAATCAGGGGAAGATGTTACTTTGTTAATGAAGAAACAAGGATGGCAAACATTTGCAACTCCTCATGCTTCTGAAACATATGATCCTTTAAATCGTGATATAGAAGATTCATTTGCATCAGTAGGCCCGTTCTCCGGTAGTGGTGATATGATTACAAAATCAAGGCATGACGAAATCATTGAATGGGAAAATGCTGAAAGGGAGATGAGACAATGAAATATTTTGACCCAATGAAAGAAACACCCGAAGGCGAATTACTAAGTATGCTAAAAAGTATCGAAGAGTCATTAGGAATCAAGAAGTATCAATTAGAACCATCTGGTAAATCAACAGTACCTTCTTTTATGGAAGTATCAGGTTCAGAAAAAATAAGAGCGCATGGATTCGGAACAAATCAAACAATTCCAAATATGACTGATGGTAAATCAAGAAGTCCAATTAGCGAAGTTTACAAGATGCCCGCAGTATCTCAAACAGGATATGATACAAAATCATCTTCATTACATATGCACCATAATGATGGTGGAACTGGCGGGTCAATGTATCGAGATAAAATAGAAGAATCAATGATGAGTATCAAAAAAGGCGCATCGGTTGGTCAATTAGGAATAATTGATGAAATTGTGGGATTAATTGAGCAAGTCTATACCCACCTATAAGGGGGGATAAGATGGCAAGCGAAAAATTAAGATTACGCACAGATGTAATTATATCTTGCATCAACGGACGTAATCCTCCTTTACTTGAATTTGTAAAGTCATTAGAAGGTGGAGAAATTGAAGATAAAGATATGATGGCATTAGCATCTGCTACTGATCCTCCTCAATATGTAATGAGGAATTTGGAAGCCCCTATTCCTCCTAGTGAAATGGTAATACCTAATCATCAATCATACTTAGCAGGACATACAAAATTATCTGCATCTTACTCAACTGATTGGCCTACTGCTGATTCCGAACAAAATCTTTTTGGTGAACATCACCCTATGGGATTTAAGTCTAATTCATTTCCTTTACTTCAAGGGTCTGAATATGGTGAACCTCATTATGTAGATCATCTGTTTGATTTTATTACTCATGTAGGGGAGAGACATGCCGAAAAAGAGAGGCAAAACAAGTATGGGCACGAGCAAGCAAAGATAATGGGGCAACCCCAAACAAGCATTTTAGAGATGTATAAAAAAGATAAACTCAAATCTATGAATGCAGGGGCAGGTATTTCTGAAGAAGAATGGACGGAAACAAAGAGAGATAGATTGACAAAAAGATTCGGTTTATTGCCATATTTGTTTGGTTTAGAATGGACAAGTGAAGATGAGTCCGAAGAATTTACTAATACATTATCCAAATTAGGAAATACTGAAGATATAGATTCCCCAGATGCAAGAAGATTATTAAATTCATTTCAAACAAAATCAGGAATAACATGGGACAGAGCATTAAGAAATTGGAGAGATAGATTTACTCCTTTAAAATCATGGTGGATGAGGTCGAGCGATAGACACGGCCCTACATCATCAGGAGAAGATATGTTCCATTCACCATTTGTTGGAGATGAAGAAGGCCATAATTATCATTGGTGGGAACCATTTCAACATTGGGGAGGAGTAGGGAGAGATGCAAATACTTTAAAATCAATTTTAAATCAATCATATCCTAAAATATTTAATGATTCATGGCTAGGGGGTTTCTTAACTGAATCAGTACCAGTCGAAGGTAATCACATGTTAAATGGCTCACATTTCCCTGCATCCTCTAATGCAGTTGCAGGAGATGCAGAATTGTCATCTCATATTACTCCTATATCTTCAGATGATTTGAGTTATGACAGAAGAAGAGGAAGTTCTAGTCATGCATTAACAGGAGATCATAGGCATCCTTCAGAAATAGGAGGTAAAGGTAGCAGAACTATTATTCCTCCTGAAGCATTTTCTACGAGTCGGTTTGGACAATCAATGGTTCAGATAGCAGATACAGGGAAACCAAGAGCAGGGCCGTTTAGAGAAGAACATCCTAATTCAAACGATAAATATCATTCAATCCATAATAATCATTTCAGAAATTCTGATGATGCTATGACAAGTACAATGAGGGACTTGGCAATGAATGTAACATCTACTAATGGTATAGGTTTGTTTAATTCACAAGGTGGGGATAGAAATGCAAATACACTTGCTAGAGGAAATATAGGTCAATTAATGGCCGCCTCTCATTATAAATTATCAAGAGGAAATGGAGTCTATAATCAAAATATACAAATTCCAGATTATATGGGAGGTATGCCTAATACTGGTCAGGGAGTGTTCGGGCCAGTTCATCCTAACTCACAAGCAGTAATCCCACCATTAGGCAACCATGGAAATACGGATGCTTGGGGACATGAAATGCCCGCAACATTAGGGTGGAAGTGGGACAGAGATGCAAATGACATTAAATTTGATGTTAAAGAAAAACCATTTAATATTCTTCAAAGAACTCCTCATGAAGGATTAGTATCGGCAATTAACCCTAGTTGGGATAAACAACAGATATCTGGTAAAATAAAAGATATAAATGCTTTTAATACGACTCCACATACAGGATATCCATCCTTACATAGTCTACATAAATCAGATGATTATGAGCCAACAGGGATTTTTGAATCATTGATAGAACCTGCACATGTTGTTCATGATTTAGATGATATGGACACACTCAAAGGATTTAGTGGCGAATGGATTGTTCAGAAGAAGCCAAAAGGAAAACATGTTTTAGTCAAAAAGAAAGGTAAAAGCATAGAACCAATGAGTTTACCTAGCAAGGTAAAGAAATCATTGAAGGAAACAATCAAGGGCGATATCATATTTGATGGATATATCAAAGGAGATGTATTGACAGTTGTAGATTTATTATTACATAAAGGAACTGATATGCACTTAGAACCCCTATCTGATAGAGTAAATGTTCTAAGAACTTTGTACGCAACCACTGAAAACTTACATTTCCCATCTCCTAATTCATGTGTTAATACTGACCAAGATGGTTTAATGAAAACAGTTGCATTCTTAGATAAATCTGATTTACTTATCCGTGATGCATATTCTACATTTATGAAAGGGAATGAAGTTCATCCAAAATGGATTTTATATCCTCAAGATGACATTAGTAAATCTATGCCTTTACCTCCACTACCTGAATTAAGTGTAAAGGGAACTGATATAATATTAGAATATCCTTCGATACTAAATCCAGTAATAGTAAAAACAGATAGTGATGAGAATGGAAGGTTTATTTCAAAATACGAAGGTCTACCTCATTTGATTAAACATGCCAAAACTCAAATTAGTATATGGAGTCCTGTTGTTGCAAATCACCTAAACGAATCAAATAATGCCTTGACTCATATTCCTTCTTATTCTTCTCGGCCTGTAATTAAAAAGGGATTAGACAAAGCACCAGAAGTAATGACTGAAAGTGAAGAAGATGAAAAAAGTTCTATATCTACGATAATGAGGCACACAAGAAGGGCAATATCAAGTGAAGAAGTTTCTATGAATGAAAAGAAGTTAATATCTAAGGTAGATGGATTAACATCTAAGTTACTTGAGTTGTATGCAGAAGAATATGGTATAGAAAGGACAGACGATGGCAAGTGGACTGTTAATGAAGCAATAGATGATGATATTTCTGACCTTGCAAAGTTTGCCTTCCCTCGTATGAATAGAGCATCATCGGATGGAGGTGCTTGGTCAGGTATGCAAGCAGATATTACTGCACCTACTGGGCCAACTTCAATCAACGAAGAAGAGAATACTACATTTGGTGAACCGAAACTAAAAGATAACGATGAAGCATTAGATCCTAATCAAAATTTTAAACCATTACAATTAAGAGTACAAGAAGGAGATTTAGAGGCTACTGTTGAAGTAACTGAAGATAAAGCAGTAATACGATATCCTCGGCATGAAGCAGGTCATGATGAAAAAGAAAGTGAAATATTGCCTGTGACTCGTGATGATGACATCGGATAATCCTGTCAGTCCTGTCATGATTGTATTGATATACTATTGTTTAGAATAAGAAGAATTAATGGTATCTGCACAGATTCAAGTTCCTTCCATAGGATGGTCTGCTTCAGGTGATGATTTTCTCATCAAAGAAGATGCAGGTTCTGATTTATTTGTTGCAGGATATGCAAGTGTAGATATGGTGGATAAGCAAGGAGATAGAATTCCGGCAGATGCATTAGGAAAGGCTTTTTCAAACTTTATGGATAACAAGGCATACAGGAATGTGCAATTAGCACATAGTGGAATTCAAGTTGGAGAAGTTGTACCTTCATATACAGATACGCAAGGTCGTGTTTGGAAATCAGAAGTAGATAATCATGGACTATTTGTCGTTTGTAAGATTAGGAGCGACATACAAAAAGCACGAGAAGTGCAAAAGCAAGTACGAGATGGTGATCTTCGTGCTTTTTCAATAGGTGGACAAGCATTGTTCCGTGTATCTAAACATACACCAGAACATGGTAGCCATCGTGAGATTACGGACTTAGAGTTGCACGAAATTACTTTGTGCA